TATTTATCTAAATCTGAAATATCTGATTCAAGATGAGAATGGCTTGTTGGGCTAAAACCTGTATGACCAGAATCATTATATGCTAAATCCGTCAACTTTGAATGATTCAGCCCCCGCGCAGAAGAGGAGCCATATTCACCAACTCCAGGACCATATCTATACGAAATAAGATTGGAAGTTAAACTATGACTATCAATAGCAAGTAAAATAACAGTAGTTAAAGGACTGCTAAAAGAAGAACCACTAACAGTAACATATTTAAAACCATCAGTATCACAATTACATTCAAGACGTCTTCCATACATTAACTCTTGTGTAATATCTATACCACTTGTTGTAAACGAGGTCGCTGAAATATATGTAGCGTTTATACTCATTATTTATATCTCCGAATTTTCATTGTTATGGTAATAATTCAAATCTATTATCTGTATTATTATATATAGCAGTGTAATAAGTACCAGATGTAATATCACTACCTGATAATGCATTACCGTTTGGATGCTTTAAATCTTTTACACCTAAACCAGCTACATTTATTGTAGCAGCACCTGTATTTGTATTTGTAGATTTAAATATAGCTCTCAATCCTGGTATATATGATTGAGGTTCTTCTATAGAAGACTCTCTATTTAATACATATGCATTTCCAGAAGTTGATGTATCTTCATAAAAATCTCCGGCAGATCCATAAGTTGCCGCTGCTTGACCTAACATGTTTAAATCATTATCTGGGCCAGTTGCTGCATCTAATGCTCCGCCAGTATTTGTCACTATATTTTCAAGCTCATCCTGCATACTATTAAATTCACCTGGAGATAGTAAACCTCTATTGGCTTTAGTACTTATATTACGCATCTTTAGATTCTCCTTCTACATATTCCACTTTTACTTTATTATTCATATTTTCTAATATGTTTAATAAAAATATATCAGCATTACTTGGTTTTGGTGTTACATTACCTTTATCATCTTTACATAACATTCCGTTTCTTAATGATTCTATTGCTTGTTGATTGCCTTCTAATAACACATTATTGTAAAATTGAAGTCTTGACGTGTATATATCTAAACATTCTCTTATCTCTATCTTATCTTGACCACCTTTAGTTTCCATATCTAATTCAATCCAAGCCGGACATCCATCTTCACCATTCCATTTTCTTTGTGGACATCCTTTACTAAATTGTTTTAAACCTCTAATACATGGCATTTTATTCATTATTATTTCCCCCTTGAAATATTAATCTTTAGTTGCTGCTATTACTTCTTGAAAATAAGGAGCTGTGTTTGAACTTGTATTTCCAGTTCCCGCTGCAGCTGTGGTATTATTAGATGGTGTTCCTGTATTTGCAACACTTGCTGCTCCAGTATTATTAGTACCTGCATAACCAGTATTACCTGTTCCATTATAACTAGTATTGCCTGTTCCATCACTTCCTGTGGCACCGGTCCCACCACCACCTGTAGCACCAGTTCCACCATAACCAGTATTACCATGAGCATGAGAAGCTCCGCCACCTGTATTTGCATTAACTGTAATTGCTGGTTGTGATGTATCCATATTTTCCACCGTATAGGTATTATAAGGGCCTTCGGCACCAACTAGTTTATCACCACGTGTACCATCCCCACCTACACCGTGATAGAACAACAATTGTGGATAAGTATGATTATGTGCTACTTGATTTGCGGTATGTATATGAGCTGGTATTTGTGATGTAGATAAAGTCATACTTAGTGTTGTATGATTATGACCTGATCCAGTGTGTGTATGATTTGGTCCAGTATGTGTATGACTTGGTCCAGTATGTGCATGACTTGGTCCAGTGGGTCTATGGTGTGGGCCTGAATGAGTATGACTTTGCATACTATGTATATGACTTTGCATTGTATGTGTATGACTTGGACCTGTATGATTATGTGTGGATTGAGGATTAACACCACCACCATTATTTGGAGTTCCTGTAGCTCTATAACAAAACATTGCAGATTCCTGCCAATCTGTTTTTCTTGTCCAACCAACAGGAGCAGTAGAATTACCAAATAACATAACTGTTCCAGGTGCAAATTCACTTACACCAGAACCCATTAATTCAAATCTATCATTAGTAGCATTATAAATAACATGAATATAATCATTTATAACAATTTGAGCAGCATCTAATGCACTACCATCAAATTGTGTTAAACTTTTAGAACCAAGTGATGATACATTTATTGTAGATGCTCCAGTATTAACAGATGAAGCTTTAAATATAGCAATCATTCCATTTTTATATTCTGGAACTGTTTTTAAATTAGTTGACCTATCAAGAACATAATTATTAACACCACAACTATCATCATAATATTGACCAGCTGCTGAATATACAGCGAAGGCTTTTCCTAGCATGTTTAAATCATTATCTGGACCACCACCAGAATCTAAAGATTGGTCAGTACTTGTTACTACATTTTCTAACTCATCTTGATCACTATTAAATTCATCAGCTGTTAATTCATCGCCAACATTATCTATTTTTGGACTTATATTTCTCATTATTTACTCCTATATATTATATTGTGTAGTTAATATAAGATCAACATTCGCAGGTGTTATAAGTTCAAACACACAACTTAAAAATTTTAATCCTAATCCATAAAATGGTATTGGAAATTCAAGTGGAAAATCTTCACTATCACCAGTTGTTCCTGTCAAATTTATTACTATAGTATTTTTAGCTTCTTTTTCTGTTTCAATTAATATTATTGGAAACATCATATCAAAACCACTTATATCTATTAATGAATATACTTCTATTTCATAACCATATAATAGACCAACTCTAATAAAATCTTCATTTGTTTGAGCGCCGGCAAAGTTTGAAAATAAACCTTCAATACTTAGTCTTCGTGATTCCATCGACCTATTTTGTGAGAAACAATCTTGAGGTATTCCTACAGATTTCTCCCATTCTAATATAAATTCATCTGTTTGTTGTATATCGTAATCATATGCTATAGTTTCAGTTAATAATCCAAGCCTATAATATTCCATTGATAAAGCTTTTGTTAATTTTCCTAAATTACTATCTTCATTAAAACAATTAGACCAAAATCTACCTTGAGGCAGATGAGAGGCTAACAAATAAAATTGGTCATTTATAGATAATGATTCAAATGTTGATAATTTACTGCTCATTTTATCTCCTTATGAAAATAATATAGTACCTAAAACACCTATTTCAGTACCACTTACAGTTATATCTGTTGTTGGTGTTGATAAAGTAAATGAAATTAATTGATCACCTGTATCTAGATCAACTGTATCAATGATGGCTGATCTATACTTATCTTCAGTTATAGTTTCTTCAAATGTAACTGAGTCCTCATAAAATGCATCTAAATTATTTTCTATGGCTGTTTTCATAGTTTCATTATCAGGATTAATAGCTGTAAATGTATAATCTGTTGATATAGGTGTTGGTGCTACAACTATAACCGAATCATCAGATGTATTTGCCGGTTTTATTTCTAACAGCGACTCTTTAACATTATTAACGTCTGTCGCCGTTGGTATGATATTGTCTTCATCATCTTTAACAAATAGTATTGTGACATCTCCAATTTCTGGTGTTATAGGTTTAACCAACACTCTTGTAACTCCAGAAACACTTCTTACTTTTTTCTCAATCGCTCCAACATTAAAATTTGCGACCGGCGCTGATCTTGATTGTAATACTCTAACCAACAAAGCTGAATCCGATTCTGCATCCTCTCCACCTGAGATTTCTGAATATGTAACATATGCTTCTGAATCAACATTAGAAATAATACTTGTTAATGTTAATAATCCGCCTGATTCTATGTTTTGTATATCACCTGAATCAGAAGAACTAACTTCAACTAAACCACCATCATACGACACAGATATAGTTCCAGTGGCTGGTGTGGATGGTGTTTCGGTTATTATATATGTAAATACTGTATCTGATATAACAGTTATATCATATTCTCCATTATAGTCTGTTTCATTAGCACCGGCAATAGTTATGGTTATATTACTTGCTAAATAATGACCGTTTGTTACCGTTGCTGTAACTATAAATCCACTTCTTGTTAGACTGTTAATTGTTACTTCTATTGTAGTAAGTGATAAATCATTATCTGTAGTATATAAATTACCAATTGGTGATGATAATTCAGAATCTTTCGGTACTGTACCCGTACCAGTCATAATTATAGGACCTGTCGCTATTGTAGCTGTTATTCTTGTTAGTGCTTCATAATTTGCCCAGCGTTCTAAATATTCACCTGTAGCTGTCTGAGGAAACAATTCTTTTTCTAACTGTTGTAATAGTAAAATGATATCAAAAGATCTACTACCAATACTATCTACAAAAGTTTTAGTAAATGAACCATGTATTGTAGGATCAACATCAGGTAAAGCAGATGATACATCACTTCTCGATCTTTTTCTTATTTCTTGATATGATAATGTTTCTATCATTATTTATCTCCCCGTGATTTGCCACAATTTTATATTTTTAGTTAATATTATACCTTGTTTTGAAATTATAGAAACGTCTAAATTAATACCAAATTTAGGTACAAATGAGCCAGTTACTTCTATATTTGAACAAATTTTATCATTTATCATCCACTGTAATGACTTTTTTGTATAATCAATAGTTTTATTTAATGTTTTTTGAATCAACCTTCTTTGATCTACCAGCCATAAATATCCGCCTAATTGACGACCGGAAACAGCAGAGATTATATCACCTATCCAACCACGTCTATTTTCCGGTGTTAAGACCTGAGAAGAATCAGCTCTCGCATCAGTAAATAACGAGATCCATATAGCAGTATCATAACCATCTTCAACAGCTAAATCACCATCTTCAATTTCGAAATCAAATCTTCCATAGGAATCCATAATAAATTTAACATCTAACATTATTTAGCCACCTCTGTATCAGCTCCACCAGCAACAACACCACCATGAACATGTGTAGTAAAAGCTATTCCATTTATAGTTGCCTCCGAAACGGTTATATCATTAGTTACTTCTATATCACCTGAGAATGTAGCTTTGCTTCCTCCAGTTACTCCAAGAGTTCCATTTATTAAAACATTACCAGTCAAATTAATAGCAGGTGCTTGAATTGTAGCATATGTACCAGCAGCCGCTGATATAGAACCATTTGTTGTAGCTGTAATATTACCAGAAGCATGGGCAGTAATATTACCATTTACAGTAATATCACAATTACCTATTACTTCTATTATTTGGTCTTTTTCACTTCTAATTTTTATATCGCCATTTTCTTTTAAATAAATATATGATCCTGACATATAATTTGTTAAAACAACTTCTCCATGTTTCAAATTCTTAAATCTATTTTGAAAATGATCAATTAAAGCATATTTTTGTGATTCATGTGCATTTATTGATAAAAGAACAGCATCGGAAACCTCTGGTGGATTAGTACATAAACCATAAGGTGAAAGTCTTATTGCTTTACTTTTTTTTCCTAAATAATCTACAATTGTAGTAGGAATTTCACCAGTATCATCAGTTACGCCTGAAACGGCTTGTTTAATTATATTTTTTAATTTATTTATGAACTGCATCGAAGTCTTCGTAGCCCCCTTTTTTGTTTGATCTTTCGGACACCAACTCTGCCAAAGTTACATCAGAAACAAAACCATCACTTACTTCGCTTGTTTTTATCTCTTGTAAATCAATACTATAAGAATCTTTCAATACACAGTCTAATTTAGTTGTCGATCCTTTATCAACTGAATAATTAAATACAACCTTTTTGACTAATAATGTAGTATTTAACCTACAGAACTCATCCACAACTCTAATTAATGTATTTATTTTATATGGGACATTATTAATACTGTGTCCTTGAACCTCTGCTACATATTTAAACGATCTTGTTTTCCTTATGTTTTTCTCCCATTTAGCTCTTTCTTCACATTCATTACTATCTGATCCTTCTTCGGAAATAATTATAAGTGATCTTGTTTTTCTTATATCATGATCTACATCATAACCTCGTTGTGCAACAATATTTTCTAAATTATAACTATAATCAGTATTTGTTTTATTTGAAGATCCAACCACTGTATAATAACGAAATCTATCTCTATTATTTAAAGATAGAGAAGCTTTTAGTATATTATTATTGTTATTATTAATTCTATTTATTAATGTATTTATAACTTTTGAAGCCTCTCCTACACCACGAGAAAATACTAAATTACCATATTCATCAGAGTTTAGAAGAAATTGTTTTTTTCTAGACAGTGTCTCTAGAAAATCATAAATAGTTTCACCAACGCACATACTTAAGATCTCTTCTTTGGTGAATTTTTCCATTATTTTTCCTGTCATATTTTTAATATTTTTACTTAAACTTTCCATATCATTTAAAAGCAATAAATGTTTGGCAACTATCTTTAAGATATATGGCCCGTTGTAGTCTGGGAGGGACTCTGGTTGTATACAACTATCTAAAATATCACCAATAATACTACGACCACTAACTCTTATTTCGTGGTTATCAACACCATAAACAACATCAAGTGTGTCAATAAAACCATTAATAACTTGACTACCATCGACATCTATTTCTATATAATCATTAAATTTTAAAGGATACAGATTATCTTTTGATACAGAAGAAACAAAACTAAAACTACCACATAAATTATCCATATCAATAGATATTTCTACCTTCTTAAAATTCTTATATATTTTATTATTTGTTCTGACTTCTACCATTATGCTCCTAAAATATCTACACTATGTCTAAAACCAGATGAGTTTAAATCTTCATTCAGATTTATAAGTGTATCAACATTATCTATGTTATTATAGTATTTGTAAGATAGTAAACTAAAGGAATTTAAACCTGGATTTATATTCTCAATTTTCCATGCGTTTACTAATTTATCATTTAATACTTCTATTGTATTATTTCTTAAAGTCGCAAATTTATTTCTTAGTATTGTATTATTTATTAATAATATGCTTCCTTCTTCTGAATCATCTATACTATTATTGATGATCGTGTTATATTGGATATCTAAGAATTCCTTAGCCTCAATTATTTCATCAGCTGTCTTCATATCTTTAAAAGCGACGGACTCAAATATAGAAGCTAAAGCAACTAATCTAACTTGTTCTTGTATAATTGATACGTTATTAGCTATCTCAATTCTTGCGACAGTATTTCTTTTCGAAGACGCAGTTATAGAAGTTGATAAAGGTATATCTAATACTTTACCATAACTAAGTAAATCATTCCAAAATCTTTCTAATTTATTTGGTAAATCTACTATATTTAATATAGATATATAAACTGAAGAAAAAGTATCTTTTAGAGCCTTACCACTTTGAATTATATCATTAACTTCACCTATTACATTATTTACAATTTTATTAAATTCAGCTGCTGCTTCTTGTATTGGATTTATAACATTTTTTATATTAGTCTGAATAGCTTCAAGTGTGTTTGTCACCGACTCAACAGCGGCCTGGAATCCACTTACTGTTTCTGGTTCAACATAACTACCACTAAAGTCATCATAAATCTCATCACACACATCTGAGCTGTTCTCTGATATAGATTGTTCGTTTATAGTCTCAACTACATGAATGAAATCTGTTGACGACACTTCGAAGTTTATATTAAAATTAAACACACCTACTTCTTTTTGAGACGAACTGATTGTGTATGTTGTTGACATTACATTATCAATAACTCCATAAAATGGATGTATTAATTGACCGAAACCTTCTGAACTTAATATGTCTTCAAATTCTATTCTTTTATCTATAGTGCCATGTATAATAACTACCATACTAAATTTATGAGGTATTTTACCTAACTCTTCTGTGAACCTTATATCACTGTTTGGATATTCATGAGATATAGTCTTTTTTCCGGCCGTCGCAGATTCATTTAAAAATAGAAACTTGAAACCTTTAAAACTCGCATGATATAAACTATCTAAAACTGGCATAAATTTCTCCTATTTTAATGTGCATAAGATGGATTATTAAATCCAACATTTCCACTTGTATCTGTACTTAAACTACTTGATTTTACTTTACCGCCATCCACACCTATTTGTATTTGTCCATTTAAACTAACAGGTTGTGATCTTGGATTATTTAATGAAGTATTATTTGGATTATATGGTTGTGTATTTGTTACTGTATCCACGCTTGAAGATGCTTTTTTGGTTACGTGTTCTACAGTACCAAAGAATTTCTTTGATAAATATTTACCAATTTTCGTATCTTTAAGCATATCCATAAAACCTTTTATCTTATCAAATATTGGAGCCATAAAATCTAATATAACATTACCAATAGACTTCCATATATTAAAATACCAAGTTACAAATTTCATAAAATATTTTTTTATCTTATCAAATATTGGACTTATCCATTCAACCATTTCTGTCCAATGTTCTTTTAGAGTGCTCATTGCTTCGTTAAATTCTGTTACAATACCATCCCATATTTTACTAAAGAGATTACCTAACCAATCCATAATAGTGCCCCAATTTTTAAATAAAAGAATTAAACCAACTATCACTGCAGCTATTCCTAATATTATTAAAGTTATAGGTAAAAAAGCTATGCTGACTATTGCACCAGCAGCACCAGCTATTATTCCAAACGCAGATATAAGAAATCCAAGGAATATTATGGCTGGTCCTAATATAGCTATTGCTCCAACAGCTATCATAATCCATTTAGTAATCTCCTGATTATTTTTAATCCAGGTAGATATCCTATCAATTATTGGAATCATGAAATCTGATAAACGTTTAATTATTGGTAATAATGATTCACCTATAGATACAGAAGCAATTTTTAAACTAACAGTTAGTTGTTTTATTTTTCGAGATGTTGTTGCTAATTTAATATCTAACTCTTTCTGCATTGAACCTGTAAATTTAGTTTTATCGGTAACTAATCCTAATGTGTTAGCTAATGTATCTAAGTTAGTAGCATATGATAATGCCAAATCTGCTCCTGCACCAGTACCATAAATATTTGCTATTTCTTCTCTCAACTTATCAAACGGTAATTTAGATAATTTTTTAAAGTGGGCCATTAATGCTGCCGAAGGATCAACATCCATAGCTTTAGATAATTCAGGCATTTTCTTTTGTATATTCGTAATAATCATGTCTAAACCTGACGCAGCTATTTGAGGTGACACTGATAATCTCGCGGCTGCTGCGGACCAACCAGCAGCTACTTCAGGCGGAAACTTTAATGAATTAAATTTACCTTGCATTCTTGTTAAAATCTGTAGTACATCAGCGGCTTTAGCATTGGTATTATCAGCTAGATAATTAACGGAGTCCAATAAATTTTTGGTACCTGCAAGAGACAATTTATATTGAGTTTTAATCTTACCAATAA